CATTACCTGATGAGCATGAACTGTCATTAAAGAATGTGAGACAGTGGTTAAAGACACAAAAAGAATTGTTGATTAGTATGAAGTTGTATAAGGACAGTAAAGATGCTGTAGAAAGAAACAAATATAACATTTGCTATACTTACGTAAGTAATTTGAATACGTATCTAACTAAAGGTGTCTATGTAGATCACAAGATTGGTGAGCATGGAACTGGTAGTATCAAATACTCTTGTACTCATATGTCATTTAAAGCAGATGGAACTCCGAAGAGAACGCATGGTGTCTACTATCCAGATATGGGTATGGTCTATGAAACTGGAATGGAAGATAGAGAGTAATACATTGAAACAATTTTTAAACAAAAGTGAGTTCTCTATAATGGTAGAACGATCTGTACACGAAAAACGAGTTAGTTACATAGATGCTATTGTAGACATATGTAATGACAATCAAATTGAACTTGAGGATGTCGGTAAGTATGTTAACAGTATTGTCAAAGATAAGATTGAGGCGGAAGCAAGAAGTCTAAATTGCTTAGACGCACCAAAAATAAACACGTTGCCGATATAGATCACTGTTAAAACAAAAATTAATTAATAAGGAGAAAATTAAGACTTTACATAAAGACTAAACTACTATACTATGCCTATATGGTAAACACGTAATATAAACCTAAAAATATAAATGGAGACACATATGTCATTCGCAAAACTAAAAAACAATCGTCCAGATTTAAAGGACATGGCGGCTAAAGCCAACGCTTCACCAAGCGGAACAACAAACAGTAAAGATGATCGCTTTTGGTATCCTCAGCGAGATAAAGCTGGAAATGGTTACGCAGTAGTTCGTTTTCTACCAGGATTAAAAGGTCAAGGCGAAAGCTATTGGGCAAAATACTGGGATCATGCTTTTAAAGGACCTACAGGTCAGTGGTACATAGAGAAATCATTAACAACTATAGGCCAGCAAGACGCAATCGCAGAAGCTAATTCTTTATTGTGGAACTCTGGCATAGAGTCAGACAAAGACATTGTTCGTAAGCGTAAGCGTAACTTGCGTTATGTAACAAACGTTCTTATTGTAAGTGACCCAGCTAATCCAGAGAATGAAGGCCAAATAAAACTATATCGTTTTGGTAAGAAAATCATGGATAAAATTTTAGATACAATGACACCTAAATATCCAGATGAAAAGCCTATGGATCCGTTTGATGTGTGGGATGGTGGCGATTTTGTCATTAAGATTAAGATGATAGATAAATATCCCAACTATGATTCATCAGTATTTAAATCACCATCACCACTGTTTGACGGCGATGATACTAAATTAGAAGCTGTATTTGATAAGCAACATGTGTTGGATGAATGGGTAAGTCCTGAAAACTTTAAAACATACGATGAATTAAAAGCGCGTCTTAATCTTGTACTAGGTGAGAAAGCACCTAGGACTGTTAAAGATACAGTTTCATTGGATACGACTGAAGAACCAGCTCGTATGAAAACATCAGAGCCAGTCCAAATGCAAACAGCAGAAGTTGCATCAGCAGATGATGAAGACGATATTATGGCACACTTTAAATCTTTGGCTAACGAAGACTAAAGTAAACAATATGCAATAAAAAAAGGCTAGTAGAAATACTAGCCTTTTTTGTTTATGCGAATAGTTTTGCTTGTGTAGCAGGACCTGCCATACCATCAGGCGTTAGTCCATTAGATGTCTGCCACGCCTTTAAAGCTTTAACAGAACCATTTCCGAAATCACCATCTGCGGTTATGCCTAATGCTTTTTGAACTTTAGCGGCTAAGGCTCCTTTAGAACCTTTCTTAATTGTTGTAGACGCTTTTGTCTCTGTTATAACAGGATCTTTACCTGTCAATATGTGGTATATGTGAGTGTAATGTTTAATACGATCCTCAAGACCTATTGTTCCGCCATTAACAAGCTTGGTCATTCTCTTAACATCACATGCGTCTGCTGGCACATTTATATTCCTAGAATTCCAATACCAAGCGGCTGAACGTAATGCACCACGATGCGTGCCAAGATACTTAACAACTTCTTCAGGAGAAAGATTTACATTTTTATCTTTACCAAAGGCAGTGTAATTATTCTTCCCGGTCAATTGTATTATACCTCTTCCACGAAATAACCATCCTTCACGACTCTCAGTATCACCATTACCCATGCGATTTGCATAAACTATATTGGCAATCTTTTCAGGTTGTCTGTGGTATTCTTCTGCATTTCTACCAGCACGTTCAAAATACTTTGGAAAAATCTTATTAAGTCCATTAGCTGAATAATTTAAATTCTCTTCTAACACTTTAAAATTATTTGACTCATGGGCACATTGTGCCATAAAACCTGCAATACGTTCTGGGGTGTTAATGTCATATTCAGGTAAAATGCTTTCTAGTGCTTTATGCCACGATTCCATTTCCTCTTGATCTTTACCATTAAGAATATGCTTTACTTGATCTAAGGTTAATATCATTCTTATGTTTCCTTACTATAAATTTCTTGTAGGTGGTCTTCGAATGCTTCCACTTTAGCTAAACGATCAGGCCACAAGATGTATTCTTTTTGTGGATTGCTTTTTAAATTGTTTAATAGTGGTGTGAATGCGTTATAGAGCGCATCAAGCTTGGCTTGTACACGTGCTAGTTCATCGACAATAGTACCAGTGGTATCTATTTGTGCCTTAACTATTTCTAATTCATCTTCGTCTACGGCTGTGAAACCAAAGTCAAAAAACTCTGCCATGATGTTTACTCCAAAATGTTATTTATAAGCCAACAACTTTAGATTTTTTCTGTGCCAACTTATTAACTGCTTATGAAAAGATTCGTCAGTTATATTGAATATTTCCTCAAGGTATCCCTTTGTTAAAACATCATCCATAGCTAAACTTGTTGACACTTCTAATGCCTGCTCCTCGCTAAACCAACTGCCGTAACAATGATGCCTTTTGCCAGTTAGACAAGTCTGGTGATCTTTTAATTTTATTTTACATACTTGTAATCTGTATTCTTGCCAATGATTATTGGCATGATAATTCAAGTAATATGTGTTATCTGGTGTCATATAATCTGGAAAAATGTCATGCGCTCTAGTCATTAAACGACCACCAAGGTTTACATAAGCATCTAAAGAATAATAATCATCGTTAAAATTTTGCTGTTGATGATAATCAGTATAATTATCCCAACCTTTTATAGCCACACACAGCATGTTCCAATGATTTATGTTTAGCACACACTTGTTTATATCAGTGTGCATCTTGTGTTTAAAGTAGTAGTTATAGTTTGGAGAATATTTATTTATAAGATTAGATATAAATTCTCCGCCACCACCTTTATCGTATAATATAAAATCGAATTGATTATTTTTTAATGCATCACGTTGGTTTTCTATCAAAAGCTCTATTCGAATTTTGTGTTCTTTGTCCATCATAGTGCTATTCCAAGTTCATTGTATGTGTATATATAAACTATAAGAACAACAAATTAAGTTCTTTACATTAATCAGAATATCTGATACTATGTTTTTATGTATAAATTATTACGGAGTCAGTGAAACGTGACAGAAAAAACAAAACAAGAAATCGAAAGGGAACAGCTAAAAGCAGAGAAAAAGAATCACATTCTATCTGTTTATCGTTCGATTGTTAAAAAAGAAAAACGTCTTCCAGTGCGACAAGACTTCTTAGAGTTTGAAATCTCAAGAGATATTTTACGCACAACATTTGGAGGAGTTGAAACCTTACATGAGTACATGCGAGATACAAACGAAGAGTTTTTAAACGAACACTTTTCTTCTGTTGATAACATGTTTTCAGAAAATAAAAGTGCATCAACATCTGAGAAGCGCATCTACGTTGTTACTACAGCGGTAGCTGGTGCAACTGCACACACAGGCTTCTTGAAAACCATGAATAAATTTTGTAAAGAAAACGACGGACAAATTGTCATCATGCCAGCGGAAAGTATTTCCAACAGCTTTGAAAAGAAAACTGCTGTGTTTGACAAAGAGTTTAATAGTGACAAATATTTATTTGTTCAAGAAGATACACCATTGAATAATAATATTTCTTTGTGTAGCATCCAAGTGTCTGCAAAACAAGTTAAACCTATTACAGGTCTTTCTCGTTTAGGTAGACGTGAAGGTTCATATGTCTTTGCTAGTCCCAAGCAGTTTTTAGAATACATTCCCTCTGGTAATAACAGAGATAAAAACTATTCTATTATGACACCTGGGTCTTGTACTTTACCAAACTACTACAGTGAGACATTCGTGTCTAAGCGCATTTCATATATTGCAGGCCATGATCATCAAATGGGTGCTGTCATTATTGAAATTGAGGATGATGACATCTTCCATTTCAGACAAATCCAATGTGAAGACGATGGTTCGTTCATTGATATGGGTAAACAGTACAGTCATAATAAAAAGACTAAGCGAGTTCCAGTAAATGCGATTATGGGAGATATTCACGGCGTACAAGCTGATGAAGACGCCATTGGTATGTTCGCAACTTTATTTGCTACTATGGATCTTCGTTCACTTTACTTACATGACATATTTGATGGTTACAGTATTTCACACCATATTCGTGACATCTCTGAGAAAAGTAAACGCAGTGAAGATGGAATGGGTAAATTAGTAGGTGAGTTAGAATACACATATGACTTGGTTAAAAGTATCAGTGATACGACAAAGGCTAAAGATGTCTTTATCGTAAAATCAAATCACGACGAATTCCTTGACCGATACCTAAAAGAAGGTAGATATGTATTTGATGCCGAAAACCATTTAATATCTTTGAAGATTGCAACAGCTCTATTCGAAGACGAAGACATTCTTCAAAGAGGTTTTGACGTAGTGGGTAAAGAGTCTCCATCGCATTGGCATTACTTACAACGAGACGATTCGTCAATCATTGCAGGAGTTGAATGTGGATCACATGGTGACTTAGGTTTGAATGGTGCTAAAGCCGCTCTTAACTCATTAGAAAGAATCTATGGGGATTGTGTTACTGGTCATAATCATACAGCGGCAATTCAACGTGGTGTGTTCAGAGTTGGAACTTTGTCACAGTTAGACATGGGATATAATAGAGGACCTAGTTCTTGGACGCAGACGTGTTGCTTACTATATGAAAATGGTCAGAGACAATTGATTAATAACATCAATGGTAAATGTAGCATACTATAACAAATAAAGAAAAGGGGATTAATTTCTCCTTTTCTTACATTAGCACTTGACATCTCCTTTTATTTACATTAAAAATAAGTGTAAACAAAAGGAGTTTCAAATGATTGCCCTTCAAAAAGACCTTGCTCTAGTTCTATCAGACATTGATATGATAGCTGAATTGTGTGACACTGCAATGCAGGACACTAATCAAAATCTTAAAAACACATCTGATTATGACTATAAAGATAATAAGATTGAATTTCTTATGGGATCATTAGGTGATGCTGGATTTGATTTAGACGCTATAATTGATAAAATTAAAGAGCTTCGAGTTTTTGTAGAAGACACTATCGACACTGTAGAATATAATGAAATTGCAAAACAGGCGATTAGAATTTAAACAAACAAAAACCTTGACAAAGCTTTCTTTTTGTGTTAATAATAAGTGTAATCAAGAGAGAAAAAAGAATCAATGACTGTTTTAGTAAAAACCCCATGTGCTAGTGCTACTTTGAAATTCTTCGGTGTGTCAGGCACTACGTGGAACGACAGAACAGGTAGGAACGTTTGGGACGCAACTTTACGTCGTAATGGTTTTGCTGTTCGTAGTCGTTTCTCTGCCTTAGGTGGAGCAACTACTGTTGGAGCCGCTAGAGCAAAGATCAGAAAAATCGCCGCTAAAGATAAAGGCATCATCGCCTTTGTTGCTCGTGTCGATGGTCACGTTTTAGTGATTGATAGAGATGGTAATACTGCTGTTGATACCGACCCTAGAAAAAAAGACAAAAGAAAAATGTTTGGTTTTGTTGCTGTTTGGGCGAAATAGTTCTTGACGTTAATTCTTTAATGTGTTAATGATAGTTATAAACCAAGGAGTTTAGTATGTCACATTCAGTAAAAAATCATAAATTTCACACAGAAGCCGATGCACAAGCATTCATCGATCTTACAAATTATAATGAGCCTAATGCAGATAAGTATATCGGTGAGGCTTATTACACGTGTGGAGATAATGTTTGGCCTAACAATCCTGATTTAGCATTACTTTTTGGAAACCCTTATTGGTCAGTTCGAGTCGAGACTTACAAATAAAAACTTTATATTATGGAGAATAATTATGAATAATGAATTAAAAATGGGTATTGAAAATCTAGCAACATTACTTACAAGTAGGTTGGATGATAGGCACCCAACTTTACCAGATCATAGCTTTTCTACTACAGTAGGTCGAAAGTATACTAAAATACTAGATCCACGTGGCGGTGTTTGGGGTTTTGTTGTAATGACTACAGACGATGAAAAGTTTGAGCAAGGTGATATTTTAAAACCAGCAAGTTGGAGTAGTCCAACACGAAACTTTGCACGTGGCAATGTGTTACATACAAAGCCTGTTGGTGGTGGACTTGTATATGGTCTTTAAAAAAGATTGCGATTATGTAAAGTAATCGCTTGACAAACTCGTTTTAATCATTCAATTATAATGTATAAGTTAAACAAATATAAGGATTATCAATATGGCCTGTATTACACAAGCAGAAAAAAAAGTATTAGCTCCTTCAATCAAAGCGGTTCTTAAGAAGTATGGCGTTAAAGGTTCTATCGGTGTTAAGCATCACATGACCCTAGTTGTTAATATTAAAGCGGGTGCCTTAGACTTTATCGGTGACGCTAACAAGAGCCGAATTGAAAGAGCTGAGAAGCAAGGAACACAAGCCTATGAGATCACAAATGGTCATTACCAAGTTTGTAACCACTATGTTGGGGATAACAAAGGTGCTATCGGCAAATTCTTCGATGAGTTGATTAAGGCTATGAAAGGTACTGATTGGTTTGACGAGAGTGATAGCCAGACTGACTACTTCCACATTGCTTATTACTTAAATGTTAATGTTGGTAAGTGGAACAAACCTTATATATTGGAGCAAGTGTAATGGATAATGGTAATACTGTATGGTGTGAAGGCATGCTAGATGAACTGGCATCAATACTTAACAATCCATATCCTGCTCAATGAGAAAGAGAAAGCAGACTTCATTACTAGAATCATTATTAGTATTTGCAGTTATAACATTCGTTTATGGAATGGTTATATTGT